CTTTTGATAACTCCGCTTTCAATACTCTCTCATCCATTTGATCCAAAACACTTCTATCTGCTTTAGCCAAATCAACCGCGAGTTGTATTTGTTGTTTAGCTAAATTACTTGCAATTCTTGCTGCTTTCTCCTCGGTTTTAGTTATTGACAAAACCAATTTTTCTCTTACTTCAAGTGATGCATTTAATAATTGAGATTTATTTAAACCCTCTCCAAAATCATCACCAAGCCCCAATCTTGATTTTAGAAAATCAAATTGCATCTCAAAAGCATCACCCCCTATTTCAGATTTTGGATCTAAATTGCTTATGAAAGTGTCAAGTGCCTTTAAATCTCCTTTACCCGCTTTTGATAAACCTTCTTTAAATTCTCGAATATCACTAACAACTTTTGAATCAAATTCCTTCATAAAGTCAGTAAAATTCGCCAAATCCTTGTCATCAAGTCTCGATCCAAACTTATCTAACTCTTTCTCGACAGCCTCTGATGACATACCCATTAAAATGAGTTTTTGAGCGACTTCCGTAAATCCCGCCTCTAAATCATCACCAGCCTCTCCACTTCCGAAATTCCTCTTAAATTGCCTTTCAACCATCGGCGCTGCTTCATACGCCCGTTGGTCAAATGCTCTGGCCCCACCAATAGCAAAGTCTTTTACCATCACACCAACTGTCCCCTTACTGACTATATCTTTGGCTTCTTGTTTTGCCGATTCTTTTTCAGCCTCACTTAATTGACCGAAGTTAAATGTAAGTTTTTTTGTCGCATCTGTTAAAGCTGCCATAGCTATCGATGCGGCTTTATTTTTACCAGTTGCTTCATTTATGGCTTCATTTATACCTTTGAATAAACCTATTCCAGCACCTATAGCCGCACCATAAATTCCTAATTTGCTAACAATTTTACCACCTACACCACCAAGTGATTTGCCAAAATCATTTAAAGCACTCCCCGCAAAAGCAGCAGTCGTTAGACTACTCGCAGTTTTAGATGCGATGTTGGCGAATTTCATGAAACCTTCTTCCGCACCAGATGTCGCCCCAGATAAAGCAGAAAATCCTACTTGCAGAGCAAATATGCCCCCAAGCATATCTCTTTGACCCCTTGTATTTTTATTTAACTGGTCTGTGCTTTTAGCAGCAGCATCTCCTATTTTTTTGAATTGACCACCCACTTTTTTGCCATCAATAACGGTTCCAGCAGGATAGCGTTCTTGTGCAAAATTAGGGATAGCTCCAGTAGGCTCGTCTCTTGTGTTTGTCACAGCAAGGCCCATTGGGTTTCCAGCATTCCTTAATGAAGGATCTTGATTGATTCTTATCTGATTGATTGGAAGACCTGCGGCTTTTTCTCTT